AATCGCTTAGATTTAGAATTACAAAATCAAAAAAAACGACTCCAGCACGAACTGGACAGAAAAGCCAAGTCAAATCACTATAAGAGCTTGCTCAAGATGCAAGATCAGCAAATCGACTAGGGATGGCGCAATGGAGGTATATGGCAATGGTATGTACCAACGCTTTATCTGCCTGTCTTGTAGGAATGTAAAAACACATTTATAATTGTGCTAGGAAACCTTTGCCCAAAATTTGCGAGAGCTTAAATGAACCCTGAAAAAACTACCATTATGATCGGTCTGCTGGGTGATAAGCCCAAGATGGGCAAAAAGGAAGATGGCGGCTTATTGGCTGAGGACAAAAGCTCCTGCCCATTATCTACAATGGATGCCGACATCAACAAAGGCAATATGAAAAAGGCTGTTTTAACGGCTGATTATGGGTCTAAAAAAGATGGCGAAGGCAAGTGCAAGGCTTGTGAATACTTCAATACCGAGCTTACCGACTGTGGCGTTCCTAAGGGTAAAGGCCATTGCGACATATTTGATTTTGTTTGCGACTCAGAGAACGGTTGTATGGCCTGGGAAGCTATGGGCGAAGATGACATGGAAATGGAGTACGAAAATTGAAAACAGGACTTTACGCTAATATCCACGCTAAACGCAAGCGCATCGCTGAAGGTTCAGGCGAGAAAATGAACAAGGTTGGCAGCAAAGCCGCCCCATCAGCCAAAGACTTTAAAGCCGCAGCCAAGACAGCAAAACCTAAGAAAAAGTGAGATTAGCAGTAATAATCCCTTATAGAAATCGAGAGCAGCATCTAGTCAAGATGTTGCCTCATACAGTTAGTTATTTCCGCAGAAACACCAATATAGAGCCTTTATTCTGCATAGCAGAGCAGGTAGACGATTGCCCATTCAACAAGGGCGCAATCCTAAACCATGCTTACGCAGCTATTGCTGGGATGGTGGATTATGTCTGTTTTAACGATGTAGACTATATGCCTATGTGGGCAGATTACTCAGAGCCTAGTTTGCCAAGCCGCATTGTCTGGCATGGTTTGGACACAAGGCCAGTAGGACACGGCACAGATCGTGCAGTAAAAGCCCAGCGATACGGATTAGCGGCAGTCGCTCTAATGAAGAAGTGGCACTTTGAAGCCTGTAACGGCTACTCCAATACTTATTGGGGATGGGGCTACGAGGACACAGACCTTGCTAAGAGGCTCGAATCAGTCGGTCTGCCAATAGGGTATAGGGATGGTACTTTTATCGCCTTAGATCACGATTCAAACGGTTATGATGCCAACGGAGAAACCGAGGCAAGCAAGGCAAACGCTAAACGCTTTGCAGATAGGGTTTACCCTAACATGGTAGATGGACTAGCAACACTTAATGCAACCGTTGTGGAAATACAACAACACATGGCTAGAGGGCTAGCAGAAGGCGAAGAAGCTCCGCTAATTTGGTGCAAATACGATCTAAAGGAAATGTATGAAGATGAGCAAAAAGCAAGCCAAGATCGGTAAGGTCATGGGCGAGTACAAAGAAGGTAGCCTAAAGTCTAGCTCCGGCAAGAAGGTAAGTAACCCAAAGCAAGCTATGGCTATTGCTATGAGCGAAGCCGCTAAGTCTGCTCGTTATAAAAAATGAAAGTCCGTGAGGCTGCTGGAATCCTAGAGCGCATGGGCGTTGCTGGATATAACAAGCCTAAGCGCACACCTAACCATCCTACTAAAAGCCATGTAGTCGTAGCTAAAGAGGGCGATAAAGTAAAAACGATTCGATTTGGTCAGCAGGGCGTAAGTGGTAGCCCAGCCAAAGAAGGCGAATCAATGGCTAACAAAGCCAGGCGCAAGAGTTTCAAAGCAAGACACGCTAAGAACATAGCGAAGGGTAAGATGAGCGCAGCGTTCTGGGCCAATAAGGAAAAATGGTAGAGTTCACCAGCATTAACCCATCAGAAAGCGATAACGGTGATTATGTAGCCGCAGTAAGCAATGCGGTTAATAATTACAATGCTTTCTTACAGTTTAAGCGGCATCCGGCATACGCAGGAGTCTTAGAACACGCATCCTACAAGCAGGGCGCAATGTGTTTAGAAGCAGTAAACAGGCAGACGCCAGAGATGCTGCAAGATGTAGAGAAGTACCAAGAAAACGATTTAATAGGTGGCTCATCGCCAAACGAATACCCAATAGGTATGATTAGCCCTTCTACATTGCGGTACATGAAGGTAGCAAGCGACATCAAGACATTGTTTGGAAATGTAGAAAAGGTAGCAGAGATAGGTATAGGGTATGGCGGTCAGATGCTAGTGCTAGACCGCACGATCCAAATGAAGGAATACCATTTATTTGATCTACAGCCTGTATTGCGCCTGGCAGAAAAGTACCTAGAGCATCACATCCTAAACGCATCCTACAAAACCACTACGCTAAACCAGCATAGGGGCGATGACGAATACGACCTGATTGTTAGCAATTATGCGTACTCAGAGCTGCCGAAAGAACTAGAGATAAAGTACATAGAGAAGGTGCTAAGTAAGGCCAAACGAGGCTATCTGACAATGAATAGCGGATTACCTAATAGCTGCTTTACTAAAAACAAGCTAACGCTGGCAGAACTAAAAGAACTATTGCCTAAGTTTGAGGTGATAGAGGAATACCCTAATACATACCCAAACAACTACATAATTGTATGGGGACATAAACTGTTGTAGAATAGCAACATCATCAACCATCAACCCAAAGGGAATGGAATGTTAGGAGCAACAAAAATAGAGTGGCAATCAGTAGATAAGCTGATACCTTACGCTAAAAACGCCAGGACACACTCAGACGAGCAGGTTGCTCAGATTGCCGGATCAATCAAAGAGTTTGGGTTTAATAACCCTGTTCTTGTAGATAAAGATAACAGCATCATTGCTGGGCATGGCAGGCTTATGGCGGCTAGAAAGCTGGGCATGGATAAAGTGCCAGTAGTGCAGCTAGGACACATGACCGAAGCGCAGCGAAAAGCCTATGTATTAGCAGATAACCGTATCGCCCTAAACTCTGGGTGGGACACGGGTATGCTATCGCTGGAGTTGCAAGACCTAAAAGACAATATAGACCTTAGCCTATTGGGATTTGATCCTGATGAGCTAGATGCCCTGCTAAACCCCATAGAGGAAACAGAAGGGCTAACGGATGAAGATGCTGTGCCTGATGTACCAGATGAGCCTAAAACAAAGCTAGGGGACATCTACATATTGGGCAACCACAGGCTTATGTGCGGTGATAGCACAAGCGTAGATGCGGTAGATAAGCTGATGGATGGTCAATTGGCAGACCAGCTATTAACTGACCCGCCATACAATGTTGAATATGAAGGCGGTAGTAAAAAGCGAGATCAGATTAAAAATGATGAAATGGCTGACAATGAATTTAGGCAATTTCTAAAGGATGTGTATATAGCTGCCAACGCTGTTATGAAGGCTGGTGCTGTTTTTTATATATGGCACGCAGACATGGAAAGCTACAATTTTAAAGGTGCGGCTCGTGATATGGGCTGGAAAGTGCGGCAAACATTGATATGGAATAAAGACAATTCTGCATTTGGCAGGTCTGACTATCATTGGAAACATGAGCCATGCCTTTATGGTTGGAAAGAAGGCGCAGCACACTTATGGGCAGCAGATCGAAAACAAACCACAGTAATACAATGCAAAAGACCTTCAAAAAGTGAGTTGCATCCTACCATGAAGCCTGTAGAGCTTATGGAATACCAGATATTAAATAACACCAAAGGATCAGATATAGTGTTGGACTTGTTTGGCGGTAGTGGTTCAACGATGATAGCTGCTGAAAAAACAGGTCGGAAATCGTGTTTAATGGAGCTAGACCCTAAGTATTGCGATGTTATTGTGCAGCGATGGGAAGAATTTACAGGCAAAAAGGCCGTACTTTCGGAGTTAGAAAAGGCTTAATATGCAAGGTATAGAACATATCCCAACCGAAGAAACAAGAAAATTAGTCCGAAGCCTTAGTGCTGTAGGGATTAAGTATGTAGATATTGCTGGCAAGCTAGACATATCAGACGATACGCTGGTAAAGCACTACAAGAAGGATTTAGAAGATGGCAGGGTAGATGCAAACGCCTCTATTGGTCAAACCCTATTCCAGCAAGCAAAGAACGGAAACACAGCCGCAGCGATCTTTTGGCTAAAGACCAGAGCGCAATGGAAAGAAACAAACGCATTAGAAGTATCTGGCGCAGATGGCGCACCTTTAGCGGTTAAATGGCTGAGCGAGTAGTAACGATCCCCTATAAACCTAGAGCGCCTCAGAAGTTAATTCATGAGGCGATGGATGAACACCGCTTTGTGGTGGGTGTAGCGCATCGAAGGATGGGTAAGACGGTAGCGGCACTAAACCAAATTATTAAAGCTGCTCTTGAAAACAACCAGCAAGCCCCTAGATACGCTTATATAGCCCCAACTTATAGTCAGGCTAAACGAGTGGCATGGGACTACCTCACGCACTTTGTAAGGCCGCTAGATGCGGTAGCAAACATCGCTGAGTTAAGGGTGGACTTCTTAGGTCGCAGGATTCAGTTATACGGATCAGATAACCCTGACAGTTTGCGTGGCCAGTATTTTGATGGCGTAGTGCTAGACGAAATTGGCGATCAAAACCCTAAGATATGGAATGAGATTATCAGACCAGCTTTAGCGGATAGAAAGGGCTGGTGCTTGTTTATCGGCACACCTAAAGGCAATAATCACTTTAAAGACTTGTTTGACCGATCCAGCAAAGAAATTGGCTGGGCGGCATTGCAGTTTAAAGCCAGCGAAACAAAAATTATAGATGTAGAAGAATTAGACGCAGCTCGTAAAGAGATGGGCGATGATAAGTACAACCAAGAATTTGAGTGCAGTTTTAATGCTGCTGTAGAAGGAAGTTACTACGGCAAACTAATAAACGATCTGGAAGAAAATGGTCGGATGTGCGCTATTGATAGAGATGATCTATGCCGCACTTATGTAGCCTGGGACTTAGGAATCGGGGACTCAACTGCAATCTTTGTAATGCAGATAGCCGGTCAAGAGTTCAGAGTAATGGATCATGTAGAAAATCATGGTCAAGGTCTGGATTGGTATGTAGAATGGCTAAAAGAAAACAACTGGCATAAGGCCGAGCAACTCCTTCCGCACGATGTAGAAGTTAGAGAGCTAGGCACAGGCAAGAGCAGAATAGAAGTGCTGAGAGAGGCTGGATTGGACTGTAAGGTTTTGCCAAGGCTTGCAGTAGATGACGGCATACAAGCGGTCAGAAGGCTGTTGCCTAAGTGCTGGTTCAATATGCCAAAGGTAAAGCAGGGTTTAGATTGCCTACGAAACTATAGGCGAGAATACGATGAAAAGCGTAATGTGTTTTACGACAAGCCACTTCACGACTGGGCATCGCACTCTAGCGATTCCTTCCGGTATCTGGCATTAGGCTTAGAGCAAACAAATACATGGGCGCAGCCATTAAAAATTAACGCAAACTGGATAGTTTAAATATGGATGACAACAAGCTAAAAGGTATTCTAGAGTCCGAGATTGATAACTCAATCGGATATGTAGATACCGAAACAACCGAAGCTCGTAGAAAGGCGCTGACCTACTACAATCGTGAGCCATACGGCAACGAGGTAGAAGGCCGTTCATCCATTGTTACTGGTGAAGTCGCTGAGGTAGTAGATGGTGCGTTGCCACAACTGTTGCGTATCTTTACCCAGTCAGACGAGTTATGCCGCTTTGAGCCTAAAGGCCCAGGCGATGAGGAAGGCGCTAAACAAGCTACGGAATACTGCAATCTAGTCTTTTTCCAAGACAATGATGGCGTAATCCTGATGCACAACTGGTTTAAAGACGCTCTCTTGCAAAAGAACGGTATCGTCAAATACTGGTGGGAAGATAGCGCAGACCCTACAAAAGAGAAGTACAAAGACCTGTCGGCAGAAGAACTACAGTTATTGTTCTCCGATGGCACGATGGAGCTGGTAAGTCAGGACATGAAAGAAGTATCGCCTGAGATTATTGACCCAATTAGCGGAATGATTATCCCTGCGACATTCTCTTACGATGTAGTGGTAATGAAAAAGAAAGAGTCTGGTCGGGTTAAGGTAAGTAATGTGCCGCCAGAGGAGTTCTTAATCTCTAAGCGTGATAAGACGATTAAAGACGCACGATTTGTAGCGCATCGAGTAAACATGACTCGCTCGGACTTAATTGCTGCTGGATACGATAAAGACATTGTAGAT